CCACCTTTCTCTGGGTTACTCAGAGTGTACCTGTATCCACAGAGAATCTGCAACACATTTTTTCATCGGCGTGTATAGTGGTGTGCATGATGATTCCAGGGAACTACGATTTAGCTGATCAGACCATAGAGCAACTCGCTGACCTCAGAGCATGGCAGCTCGCTCGCGTAGAAAAGGTCACAGCAGAGCTCAGAAGCCGAGTCAGGGACCAATACCGCGAGGGAGTGACCATCAAGGTACTCTCCAAGAAAACAGGTGTCACAAGGCGAACCATCTACGCATGGCTCAGCGAATGAAACCAGGGAGACCACGCACCATAGCCGGTGACAAATCAGTGCAAGCCAGTTTCTCCCTATCGCTAGAAGAATACTCTGCGATGAAAAGAGAAGCAGAGAAAGCAGGCATCAGCCTCAGCGCTTGGCTTCGAGCACAGGTCACAAAATAGAAGAACCCCTCAGCCGGTGGAAAGCTGAGGGGTTCATTCAAGAGAGGCACATGGCCTACTCAAAGTGTATCACTGGCAAGAGTCACACTGGAGCAAATCCATAGGATCTACAGGGACCTCAAACCCCTCAACCCTGTCAATGTTCTCAAACAAATCAATGTCAGCCATTACTCTGCACCTTTGTCATAGGTGAGCACAGATGTCAGCAAGGACATTACACCAGCGAGCGCTGAAACAGAGAGCACCTGCACCCAGTCCACATCAAGGATGCCCACAGCACCCACACCAATAGTTGAGATGGCAACCTGGGCCACAGTTTTCAAAGCCCTCTCGCCAGAAAATGACCAGTAACTATTCCACTTCTCCATCAGGGTTCCTCCTCTTCTGCAGTGCATCATCAGCAACTGCTCCTCCAATATAAGACCCCAAAACTATGGTGATGAGAGCCACCCCACCAGTGATCAGGTCTACTGCTCCCATCCTATCGCCCCACACAGCAAGCGCACCCAAAGCAATCATGACAGCACCAATCCCCCACGATGCTGCAATGTACCTTCTGCGGATGCTCCAGTTAGGGTTAGACCTCACGCGGTCATCACCGCAATCAGAGGACTCACGATGGCAGCAAGGAAACCAAACCCACCAATCGCCTGCCACATCCTCATCTCAAGCTTCCTAATCCTGAGCTCATGGTCCTCAATTTTGTCCTCAGAGTCAGGGAGTGAGTTAGCAATTTTCTCCAGCAGTCTGCCCTGCCGTTGAACCTCAGCATAAATATCGCGCATTGACACCTTCACGCCAGCTGTTTCCATGTGATCCTCAGCCATCAGATAAGCCCCTGATTCAGTTGCCTTTGCAATGCTGAGATTGTAAGCCTGCCCCACACCCCATCAGGTTTCACACCCAGTTTCTCCTGCACAGCCCTGCGAGTGACAGGACCAATCCTGCCATCCTGTTTCACACCAGCCCACGCCTGCACAGCCCTATAAGTCATCACACCAGGCCTACCATCAGGCACACCCTTATATAAGCCCTTATTCTTGAGCGCTGTCTGAAACGCCTTCCAAGTGTTGCGCCCTAGCTTCCCATCCACCTTGAGCGCTGCAGGCACAACAGAGGGAGCACCCTGAAGGTAAGGCACAGGATCCACAGTGTCACCAAACCTGCGAGAGCGCCTAACCTCCCAGTGGAGGTGTGGCCCTGTACTCGCACCAGTGTTGCCTACAAGAGCGACCACCTCACCGCGCTCCACTCGCGTACCCTTCAACAGATGAGAAGGCTTAGCCAAGTGATAATAAACAGTGAACAGGTCATCAGCGTGCTTGATGATCAGAGTATTCCCACCAGAAGCCCCAGAGCCTTTATGCACAATGACACCATCAGCAGGAGCTCTCAGCTCAGTGCCTACAGGTGCAGCAACATCCACCCCATGATGAAACTTCCGCTTCCCAGTAATAGGGTGAACCCTCCACCCATAAGGGCTTCGAGCATTGATGTTGTATCCCTCAGGCCAGGGCTGTGAGAGCTTCACGATCTACGCCTCGATAGGTTCTACAACAGGTGCAACAAACTCATCCAACTCAGAATCATAAGTCCAATCCTTGCCAGGATAAGCACCCCTGAAGTTTCCGTTATATGAACACTGCAACCAAACACCATCGAGACCCAAGGAAGCTTGAAACGCTTGCCCACTAACTTCAGAGTTAGGGAACTCACCATCAGCATCCAGCACAGAGTTATTGATCACCTGAACTTCTTGAACAATGTTGTTTTCGTCAATACGAGCAAAATGAGCCATTAGACCTGAACCCTCACAATCGCAACACCGGATGAACCATTACCGCCATTGTTTGCGCGACCTGCTCCACCGCCACCAGAGCCACGATTGGCTGGAGAAGCATTAGAGCCAGCGCTGGCAGCACCACCGTCTCCACCAATCCCTGAGCCGCCTGAGCCGCCTGTTCCGCTTCGCACACCTCCACCGCCACCACCACCATAGAAAAGTGCTGTACCCGTTATTGAGCTACTAGTTCCGGCTCCACCGTTACCACCAACACTGCTAGTTCCTGGAGAACCAACAGCGCTTGTTCCCCCTCCTCCACCACCGGCACGAGGGTCAGTTGCGCCATTAGGAAAACCATTACCCCCATCGCGACCATCAGCATATGTGAACAAAACGCCGTAGCCAGTGCCTCCAGTGTGAAGTGCTGCGCGACCTGCACCCCCACCTCCTGAGCCAAAAGAACTCCCACCTCCAGGGCCTCCTCCTCCACCACCGCCGAGAACTTTGAAAATACCGGCAGAAGTATTGCCTCCCACAGCGCCATTGTTATCATCAGCTGTAGCGCCTGCACCACCAGCACCAATTACAACAGTGGCAGTACCAGCCTCAACAAACTGATTCAACTCGAAGAAAAAAGCCCCTGCACCACCGCCACCACCAGCCTCATTCGCATCAGCTCGCCCACCGCCTGCTCCCCCACCAATCACAAGTGCGTCAACCAAACCAGCAGAGCTGAAAGTGATAGAACCGTTACCAGTGAAGGTGTAAATATCGTAGGTGACACCATCAATAACTGTGCCAGAAGTGACAGTGGGGGAACCTGTAGTGCCAGAAACTACTGCAGGAGGCAGACCAGTAGACAACTCAACCCAGTCACTGCCGTCAAAGAACTCAACAACATCGTCATCGGTTCTGAAAGTGAACTGACCCTCTACAGGTGTTCCAATAGCAGACCCACGCGCAGCAGTACCAGCAAACACCAACATGCCCTGCATCAGGTAATCATTGATTTCATCCTGATCGAGGGTTTCCCCTGCCACAAACTCTTTGTATCCGCCTGCAGCCATTAGAAGTCCTGCCAATCTGATCCATCGTAATAAGTAAGCGTGTCAGTATCCTTGAGAAACGCGAACATGCCCTCGCTAGGAGAAGGCAACGCAGTGCCCCTTGCAGCTGTCCCAGCAAACACCATAATCTGTTGCTCCATCATGTAAGTGTTCACCTCAGAAGCGAGCAACACACTACCGTTCTGAAAAAGCTTGAACCCAGCACCAGCCAAAATCCATGCCTCCTAGAAACCAAGAACGCCAGGAGCGTTCTCTCCTATTGTACCGAACTCTGAGTCACCAATGACAAAGAGAGAGGTTTGCAGCGAGCCCACACCAATAGTCATGATGTGATCATCAGGTGTCACACTGTGCCCAATGTTTATGACCAGACCGTAACGCTCAATCGCATCACCCACACTGTTAGGGGTGAACTTCACTTGGATAACACTGCCCATGTCCAGGGCAAACATGGAAGCCTTCTGAGCACTTGAAAGGTTGCTCATGTCCACAGCGAGGCGTGCAAACCTATACTCAGGCTCATCGTAACGCCCCACCAGAAAATCAGCGTAATCCTCCACCTGAGTCTGTGTAGAAAGCAAAGTCTGCACATCGCGTTCCAGAATCCCATAGCGAGTCTGAGACAGGGCACCGTTAGCTGTAGCAGTCCCAGCAGGTGAGCTCACCGTTATCTGGTTATACAGTTGCTCAGTCCCATACTCCACCAAAGCCGGTGCAAAAGGAATCCCAGAACCATCATCAGCAAACACTGTCACATTGTCAGTAGTGGGAGTGCTCAGCCTGTCTCTGAAAGCCACACGCCCCTGTTTGTCAATGAACAGCAACCCACCCTCAGACAGCTCCACCTTCTGCAAATAGTTGAGCACATTCCCCTCGAACACATCAGCACCCAGCGTGGAAGCCCCAGTGTCAATGTCACGATCAGCAACAGGCCAATCCACAGAAGCCTGCGACAACACCGCGCTCACACGCGCCCCAGAGGACTGCACTGAAGCAGTCCCAGGAGTCAGGACCTGTTGTGCAAGGAAAGTGAAAGCATCAGCAGCCTCAAGCGCTGCAATAGATTGCCCTGAAGGGTCATAACCCAAGTTCCAGTCAGTAACCTTCCCCACATACTGTGCAGTGCCGTCAGCGAGCACACGCACATCACGCCTAGGCACAATGTTCCCAGCGAAAGGTGATGAAGTGTAGAGAGGGTCAAACGCCCTGTCAGTGTTATTGAACTCCACACTCAAAGATCCTGCGTTGAACCTGTCCAGGTCCCTGTTCTTACCGCGAGCAATACTGATAGAGCGGACACGCGAGGTCACATCCTCAAACGCCACACCACCAATAGTGAACTCTGTAGACCCAATCACACCAGCTACAGGGTCATCCAAGGTGAAAGCTTTGCTAAGCCCTAGCTCTACTGTGACAGCCATTACGCGCTCGCAAACACAGGACCGCTAGTGCGCTCATACCGTTTGATAGCTGTCACAATCTGCTCACCAATCTGAGCACCGTTAGCACCCATCCCAGCGTTCACATTGATAGTGATGTTAGTGCCACCGCCGAGCTTATCGTTAGGGACAATCCTGCCACCTCCAGCAGAAGGCACAAACAGCTCAGGTCCCATCTCGCCTACCAGGTAGCTTTGCCCTGAGGATACAGGACCACCACCAGCACGCCTGCCACTGTAACCCATCTGGGCGCTCTGCAAGTCTAGGAAGTATTGTGACAGCTCACTCAACCTGATACCGATAGCGCTACCAGCTCTGTCCATGAGTGTCTCAAAGTCCACAGAAGGCGCTTTGCCAGAGAAAATATCCATAGCCTCATTGATGACAAACATAAGGTTAGCGAGGCGCTCCAGCTGCTCGTTGAGCAAATGCAAGCCACCCACAATGCTTTGCCCTGTCAAATCTAGGAGGAACTGTCCCAGGTCAGACTCCACAAACCTAATAACCTGATCAGCGATGAGAAAGAAGTTCTCTCCGAGGCGTTGCACATTCTCCTGGAACTGTTCATTGTTCATCAGCTCCATTACTGCTGGGAGGAAAGCATCTGCTAACTCAAAGAGTTTGTCACCCACCTTGTTCACAAAATCAAAAATGTTGTCAAACGCCTCAGCAATGACAGGACCGTTCTGATCCATGAAAGCTTTGAAATCATCAAGGTATGGGAGGAGGCGGTCTAGGAGGGTAGCACCAATCTCAATCAGAGTGTCTTTGGCAGTAGCCATAGCGCTATCAAACTTGAACTGTGCTGTCTCGGCAGTAATCTCAAAGGCTTCATTCAAAACCCCTGTGTCATCCGCCATGAGCTTGAATAGTTCGCGGTTGTCCTCTACGCTCGCGCCCATCAAGTCCAAGACACCAGACAGTGCGCGAATGTTTCCAAAGACTTCTGTCGTGGCCTCAATGTTGCCATCAAAAGCAGTAGTTAGAGTTTCAAGGGTTGCGAACAAACCCTCATCCTTGATTTGTTGCCTCAAACCCTCAGCAGATAGTCCCATGCGACCAAGAGCTTTATCAGCC